CTTTTTTGATTTTAGTAGAGGTGATGACAAACAAACAAAAGGATTAAAAGTATTAAAAGCTACTAAAGAATTATAACAATTTAAGCAAGCTAATTTATTTGAAAATAGTAAAAAGTAATTATGACTAATAATATGTTAAGTACGTGTTAAATATATGTTAAGTGATTATAAGATACTTGAGAAATAACTATGCAAAAAGTAAAAGCCACTCTCTCTACCTATATTGCTAATCGCTTGCTTAAAGGTGATCAACTCATTTTAGAGACTAAAGATAAGTCTACTCATAAAACTAAAGAGTTCGTAGTGGAAATTATTAGAATCACTTCAGATATACCAAGGTGTAGCGGATGTGCTATTAGGCTAGATAACAAGCCTAGTTATAAGTATAGAAGTGGACATTTTTGCAAAGATTGCTATGACAGACGCATTGATCAACAGCGAGAAATAACTCAATTGAGTGCAAAGAAAAAATGATAACCTTTATTATTTTACGACTACTTGATATCTGGTCTACCCTACTTTCTGTTAGTACATTTGGAATTGATTTAGAAACTAATCCAGTTAGTAGATTTTTATTAGAACAAGGATTGTTTATTTGGTGGCAAATCTTTCTCACCAGCATTGTTTGCTTGTTTTTAGTTAAGTTTGATAGTCGGACAGTAAGAATTGGACTAAAGGTGTTTAATGTAGTAACTGCTATTACGATAACAATCAACTTTGTTAGTTATCTTATTGCAACAAGATTTTTTTAATGAAAAAACACATAACATAAAATAAACTAGCAAATAGACAATAACTTTGCTAATATAAAGGAAATATGTCTAAAGCTATTACCGCAAAAGATGCGGAAAAAGTAAATGACTTTAAGCCAACTCCAGCTATGGAAAAATGGCTTGACACAGCAATAGAATTACGGTCAGACAGTCCAACAGAAATTAGTCAACAAAGTTCACTTACCAAACAAGCTTGGTATAAATGGTTAAAACAACCAGGATTTGAAGACTGGTATTATGAAAATTATAAGAATAAAAGAAAACGCTGGCTACCCACACTAGATAAAATTGGCTTAGAACAAGCAAAAAAAGGCAAGTATGATTTTTGGAAAGATTTAAGAAGATCGGCGGGGGAAGTTGATGATGAAAAAGACACTAATGTTCAAGTTAATATAATCAATGCTATTCAAAAACAAAAAGAAGAATATGGCATTTAGCGAAGGCTACAAAAGATTTATTGAAGATAACTTATCCATAGTTAATAAAAATGGACAACTAGTAAGATTTATTTTAAATGATATTCAGAATAAATATCTATTAAAAGCAACAAATAACGATATTATCTTGAAAGCACGACAGCAGGGTTTTTCTTCGTTAATATTGGCTCTCTTTACTGCTGATTTTATTTTAAAACCTAATACTAGAAATGTTATTGTCGCTGATATTAGTGATAATGCGATGGAACTGCTTGATAGAGTTAAACTTTACTTAGAAACTTATACAATTAACACCGGCATTGATATTAAACTTAAATATAATAGCAAATATGAGTTATACAACGAAATAACAAAATCTAGATACACAATCGGTACAGCAGATAAATCAGATTTTGGAAGATCAAAAACTATAACTAATTTACATTTTAGCGAGTTTAGTTTTTATCGAGACCCTGAAAGTCTACTGGGCGGGGCTATGCAAGCTGTCGTACCGGAAGGTCGAGTTATTATTGAAACTACTGCTAATGGTTTTAATTTCTTTAAGAATTACTGGGATAGATCAGTAGCTGGTGAAACTGGTTTTAATCCACTCTTTTTTAAAGCTAGTGATTTTTATGATAAAGAATTTTTAGAGAGGAAAAAACAAGAACTAGAACGACTTTACCCGCAAGAATATCCAGAAACTCCAATGGAAGCTTTTATTACCAGTGGAGAAAGTTATTTTGATAAAGAAGCTTTAGCTTTTTACTTGAAAGATACTGCCAATGATCACAAGATATAGAGAATTAGACCCAGGAGAGTTTTTTGTGATTGGAGTTGATACTGCCGCTGGTGGTAGCGATTATTGCGCCGCTCAATTTTTATCTAAAACTAAACTAGATGTGCCTATTGTTTATCATTCTCACACACTTGCTAGTGAGATGACACCAGTGCTTCAAGAGGAATTAGAACGGATTTATGACTTAACTAGAGTGCCACCAGTCATAGCTTATGAGAGAAACAATGGTGGTGTTTTTGAACTTGAAAGATTATCGCTACTGAATAGACAGGGCAAATATAAAATCTTTAATATGCCTCAGTATGGGGGAATCCATAATAATCAACCCACTAAAATAGGCTGGGATACTAATACTGCTACTAGACCCAAAATGCTTGCAGATTTAAAAGAGTGTATTGATAATCGCTTAATTAAACTTTATCATCAAAAGACAGTAGAAGAAATGTTTAGCTTTATTGTGGTACAAACTTCTACTACCTGGAAAGCTCAAGCTGAACAAGGTGGACATGATGATTTAGTAATGAGTTTAGCGATTGCTTGGCAATTATATCAAAGTGAAGAGCCAATATATAACACTTTTATTGCACCTAGTAATGATATCGCAAAGAAAAAATGGAGTATCGGCAAATAGAGAATAACAACCAAGAACAATTTTTAGAAATGCTGGCTAAAATGGATCCAGAACTCTATTTAATTAAAATTGCGCTGTTGGAAACTAAAATTAATCCAGTCATCATTCCTCGCATAATTAGAGTTCTTGGTAATATGAATATCGGAACTGGTTATGGCGAAATTACTATTTTAATGAAGGAGCGAGTAGTTACTCAAGTTAAAGCTAATGAATCTGATGTCTTAAATATACCGGTTGACAAGCAAGAGTAAATTGTGATAATCTTATTTGACAAAAAAACAAGTTCCTTGTAGGAAAACTAAGGGAATCTCATAGTCGCTTTGGCAGATTAGCCAGAGGTACCTATGGGATTTTTTTTATTATGGCACAAATTGAACAAATGCCTGCTAAAGGCACAAAAGAGGAACGAAAACTCTTCACTAAAGTTATCAGACACTATGAAATGGCTAAGGAAGACCTAGAAAATAGGATTGCTGATTGGAATGTTAAAGATGAACTTTTTCGCTCTTACATTGATGAGAAGGACTGGCCTTATCAATCAGTAGTCTTTGATCCCCGAGTCTTTACCGCTATCTTTGAGAAAACTGCACGATTATTTGCCAATAAACCAAGAGGTAGAATGGTACCACGAGAAGGTGGGGATACTCTGGGGGCTAAAATTAACAATGAACTATTATCTTTTCAATGGGATGAGAATGAACGAGTAGATAACCTACCAATGCTAGCTAAATGGGCGTTGATGGATCAGAACGCTAGAAAGTATGGGGCATCATTTGCTCTTTGTAAATGGCGCTATGAGCGTCAGCTTAAAAAAACTAAAAGCAAAGAAATAATTACTAGGAAAAGAGAAGATATACGCTAAACAAGCAAAATGAAAAGAAAAATTAAAATGACACGTTGCAAGTATTGTAGAAACAAAGAAAACTTAACTATCGACCATAAGATACCAAGAATAAAAGGTGGTAGTAATGATATATCTAATCTTCAATGTCTATGCAAAAAGTGCAACGGATTAAAAAGTGATTTGAGTGATAAACAGGTACGGATATTATGGTCATGGTTTCTATGGATTCAACAAGAGAGGAGTAAAAATAACGCTAAAACTTATAAGCTACGCTAAACATAAAAATATATATGAAAAAGAAAAATGATTTAACTGATTTATCGCTATCATTTGGCGCTGCAATCGAAGGTGTTTTATCTGATGGTTCGATTGAACTGACAGATGAAAATGCAGCAGATGTGTTTACGGCATTGATTCTTTCATGTAATTTAGTGCATAACAGTCATTTTGTCGAAGAGAAAAACGCTTTAGAGTTTTCACACTTGGTAAATCATTTGATTTTTATGTATCTTCTAAAAAATCAAAAACAATGCGATTAGGTAGATTATACAGAGAATTATTAAATGGCGTAAAAGAACAGCTTGAAATAAATAAAGCTATAGAAGAGCGGCATTTGAATTATTCATGCAAATACGATTACTTTTGCGTTGAGGTTTGGATAGAAGACTTTGAGCTTGTTGTTGCCGTTATAAGGTATTCCGATGCTAATATCTATGCTAACGTAAGCGATTATTTAGAAAGTTTGTTAAATAAGGAAATAAAATTGTAGAATTTTTTGTTATTACAAAAATGGAATGTTTATCAACATTTTCTATAATGCTTTGTATAAGGTCGAAATAATGAGCTTCATTGTCTGGAATGTGTTCTTTATCAAAGTTCTTATAGAGTATTTCCATATTAAGAAAGAGATAGGAGGTATTTAGTTTTTTGGGCTTCCCCGGATAGGCTTTGTGCAATATTTTCTATGTCTCCATATGAATTCTTGTGGGCCCAAGCCTGCAATTGTTTAGCAAATCTATCAACTTGTTCAACTAATTTAACTGGAGCCCCATTAGAATAGTCTGATAGTGGTGTTATTTTAAATGCTTTCACCCTTCTATTTTGATAGCCCATGAGTTTTTCTACTATCTCATCTTTAAATTCCAGAAGCTTGTCATAAAAAGCTCCTAAGGCCTTATGTTCAGCATAGCCCCTCGTTTGCCAATGCAGCAAATGAGCTTGGTCATAAAAAAATGATAATTGAGAAGCCACCGCCTCTAATGAAAGCGGTGCTGCTTCCGTTGCAAACAAGTTAGTCATATTAAGTGGTTGCTAATGTATATGATAGTGTACCACCACATCCAAAGCTATCGCTAACTTCTGTCTTTAATTTTAACACCACATCAGACCCATCGGCTGAAAAAGAACCTAAATATGGAACATTAGCGTTTAGTTTAGACACTAAATCATCTATATCAGTGGTGGCTTCGTCAAACACCAATAACAGGGTTAGCACCTCTGCTGCATCACATAACACTGTTAGTGTATATGCTGTATCTGTAGCATCGGCTACAGTGGCTGTTAGAGATGTATAGGGGAAGCAACATTCGTTAACATCTTCTGATACCCATCTACCTGTTCTTGGCATTTTTTGTCTTAAAACACTGCTGCCCGGAACTTTATTGCCCTGACCATCTAAACGGGTGTAAAGCCTGCTTCTGTTATTACCTTGCATATTATTTTGTTTTTATTAAATTATTATATGTTTCTAAAACCTCTTGAGCATATCGTGAGGTGCAATATTTTTGAGAATTATCATCATTTACCACCTTATAAACGTCCTCTATATGATTAAATACACTATCTTGGTATTTATTTTTCCAAAAACAAGGGACATTTATAATTACAGGTTTTCCATCTTCCCCTCTAATACTTTTTTTACTGTCGGTTATACGTATTGAACCATCAGATGTAATCCCCGCATTATGGAGAAGAAATTTATCATTTAAAGCCTCTATTTCATCTGTAGCCCAAGCAAAATTCATCCATTCTGGTGTTTGTGAAGGGAGTTTATACTTCCACAAATTCCATTGTATGGCCCACATATCAGCACAAAAACTTTGAATTCCGTTATTTTCTCTGTCCACTCTCGTGGCTCCGGGGAAAAACTCTTGGTTTATAGTTTGAAAAAATATTCTGATTTTAAGGCAAAGGTCTATACATTCCGAGAAAAATTTTGGTGTCATATCCTTCAGGAGATATTGAGCACCCCCTGTATTCTCATTTTCTGCTCTTATATCATGAATTGTGAGTCCCGCAAATCTAGCTGCCCTATCTATTATATTGGCTTTTTTGTATTGTTCTTCTTTTTCTGGAATTACATCCTTAATTTTAGAAGAAAGGTAGGCCTCATTTAAATAAGTTTTGGTGTTTGATAGGTAATTAACATCATCATCAATGTAATGGGCTATAGGGGACTCAGAAATGAATATGACGTCACTATCAAGGTAGAAGACAGCTGATTTTTGAAGCTCCGGATAGTCCTTAAAATGCTTCTCAAGCGAACATAGACGATGTATAGGAACATAGTCATAATTCACCATTAAATCTGTCACTTTATTTTGGACATCGGTGTAATAAAAGAATTTAGCCTCTGGATACCTAGTTTCCAGCTCTTTCCATTCTTTGAGAAACTCTCTTTGATAAGCTGGAAGAAATACTAAAAGCCTAAATTTATCTGTTAAATTATATTTAGACAGGTTAAAAAGCTGGGTTTCTGTTTCCCAAACAAACCTTTCTTTATTTTCAACACAGGATATTATAACTAACTCTCTAGGCATTAGTTACATTTAAAGCTAAATTATAATATTTCTCTACAAAAGACTGGGGAGCACAAGAGAGAATTCCATCTCCATGATTATTTTCATATTGACGGTGGGCTTCAAAATTGTCTATAGCATCTCCCAACCCTGAAATTTTATGTGTATTATGTCCCTTACTCCAATCATAAATAAGAGTGGGAATCCCATCTCTATCAACTAACACCTTATTCTCTCTATTTAGTGGTGTTTCCCATCCTTGGTTATAGGACGCAGCGGTTTTTAAATACCCTTTTTCTTTTAGAAACTCAAAGTTTATAAAAAAACTCGGTTCCATCGTATTGTGTGATAATTCAGCCTTATTTTCTCCGTATAGATAATAGGAGTAATATGGTTTATAGGCTAATTTTCCTTGTTCTACGGCTTTTCTATAGCCTCTCATTCCTTCAGAAGCGTGATTTGGAAGATATAAATCATCCGAGTCTGAATGTGATAACACTTCTGTATCCTTATCAACAAATGTTAAAGCGTCTCTGAATATATCCCCTACATTTGTATATGGCTGCCCTGTCTGCAAATCTAGGTGGTTATTTACCAGTTTTATATTCTTATTTTCTGACAAGAGAGGCATAATCTGCTCATAATCAAGGATTTGTGGCACATTGGAGTTATTATATAGTAATAATTCCACCTCTCCTGAATAATCCTGATTGACAAAGCACCTTATTACCCTTTCAACTTTTTGGTGTCTGCCATGAAACGCACATAAAAGAGTTAACATATTTAGTTTTTGGTTTAAAAAGCAAAGATAAGAAGCCCATCTGACATAAAAAAGCATAAATGCTTATTATAATGCTATTAGAGCTTACATTATATTGTTTCTGATGTGGTTTATAGCAAGTTTTATAGACATCACTTGGTCTAGATGTGCCGTCCATCCCTTTTCCCAAGCGGAACCTACAGAGGCGAAATATAAATTTTTTCTATCTTGGCCTAAGAAAAATATTTCTGTATAATTTACCCCTTCGGCTAGATAAATATCTTTTAGGAGCTGTGGTTTCATATTTTTAGTTTCTAAAACCACTGATTTTTCTCTACAGATTTCATCCAACATTCTAATATAGTCGGAATCAACCCTTAATTGTTGGTATTTCTCTTTTACACTTGGAAAGGGAGGACTATAATCCTCATGTAAAATAGAAACGTAAAGTGGTGTATTAGCTCTTATAAGTCCACCACCGTTATGTGCTTTAAAAATTAAAAATCTTTGTGCTTCTGTATCATCCAGCACCCTATGCATTTCATCATAGATTTTCACCACTTTAGCTATTTGCTTAGATGGTCTGGATAAAATCCTATTAAAAAATTGTACAATCTCTTTTAATACACTAATACTGTCTGATAATAATCCCATTATTTCATTTTTATTTTGATAAGCATTGAGTTTTGTTTTTTATGGGAATACTTGGTCTCATGTTGTTTAACTTGGAAAAACAAGGATTTGAATTGTTGTGTTCGTAAGCCACCCATCAACACTAACCCATTCTTCCGCTGTATATACGACAATTAAATCGGTTGAATTTCTTTCAGCCCCATAGGATATAGTTCCCCCTAAAGTTGACCCAATAATTACTGCTGTTTTGTTATCGGGAAAAGCGGCGGCTAATGTTCCATAATATATCCCCTGCGCAAATCTCGTCCACACCACCGTACCCCCCAAAGTGTTCTGCAATACCGTAGCTACGGGTGCATCTGTTCCAGATTGTGTAAGCAAGGCTGTATACACTTTATATGGATATAAACAAGAGATTTGTCTTTTGAGTTTTTTTATTTCCTTTTCTATTTGCTGGTTTGTCATTTTATTATATTTTTAATTGTTGATTTCTTCCGCTATTTTTTTAGCTGATATTTATGATTGGTTGTCATTAGTTCACACTTCTACTAACCTCTAACCATTTTTGTACACCACCAACTTCACACAACATTAAGGTAAGTACATCGTCAGCGGACGCATCAAAATTTGCATCAGAAGCAAGCACTATTGTAATATCATCACCGCTACTTGCAACATCATTAGTCACTCTCAAATCATCCGAAAAAACAAGATGTATTACACTACCATTTTGCCAGCCAGTTTTAGTTATAAGGTCAATGGTGGTTGTTCCTGTTATTTCAAATGTATTTCCATCATATCCAAGTGCAATAGTAGATGCGCTTGCAACGTCTGCCCCTTGTTTTTGTGACAGTCTGTTCGAAAAATTAAAAGATGAGGAACTGCCTGTTGCAGCTATGGCGACAGCACCAGCACTGCCTACTGTTGTAGAAAAATAATTGCTTGCATCGTAACCAATTCGTAGTTGTTCTGTCGTTAATATTCCGTGAATAAGTGCCGATGGACTACCAGTGCCCACACCAAGACTACCAGAATTCAATACAAAAGTTGAGGAGTCTGTGAGTCTACCATTAGTAGTTACGTATGGGATTCTTCCGCTGGTGAGTGCAATATCATTTAGCGTAAATTCTTTAGTAGCCGCCCCTGTCTGTATTACATTGTAAACCTTATCGGTTGTCCTCCATATCTGCCCTTCGGCGGGAGAAGAAGGAGCTACACCATCACGTATTGTTATAGAGGCATTAGTTGTTGTACCACCTCTAATGTTTAACCAAGCATTCCAACCACCATAGCCCAAGAGGCCCGGACCCATTTGTGATGTACTACCAAGTTTAGAAGTTCCTGATTCAACTCCAAAGACACCATTTCCTGATGCATCGTACATCAATAAGTCATAGCCACTACCAGAAACAGCTCTAAACACTAGCCCATCGGCTGAACTACGATAAACGGAACCCGCTCCCGCATCGCTGAAGCTAATAGTTCCTGTTGGACGGAAAGCTCCATTATTCGTAGAGAGTATGTTTGTAGTCTTATTAAAGGTGAGTCCTGCATCACCGCCAAATGAGCCACTATCATTAAATTGAATTTCAGTGTCACTACCCCCCGGTGAGGTGCTACCACCAGCAGCTGTCCAAGTTGGGGCACTACCAGTTCCATTACTGGTTAATACATACCCGGCAGTTCCATATCCTCCACCAATTGAATAAGCTCCATTGCTGTTTATAAGAAGTCTTTGGTTTCCTGCACCATCAGCTAAAATGACATGATTGCTAAGACCAACTAAAGCAGTGCCATCATTTCCACCTATGATAACATTGCTACTTTCTGTAGTGAGCACTTGACCTGCTAAATAACCAATAAATATATTACTAGAACTTGTAGTTATGTTATAACCAGCCTGTCTTCCAATACCAATATTATCATCACCAGTTAATTTTGCTGAGCCCCCAAATCCCGCCCCAGAACCTAGGGCTGCCATTCCCAGTCCAATGTTATAATCACCTGTGATGATTGAAAAGCCACCACCATAGCCTATACCAATGTTATTAGTACCTGTTGTTAAAGAGAATAGGCTTCCATAACCTACACCAGTGTTTCTTGTAGAACCTGTGGTTGCTTGCCACAATGAGTTTGCTCCAAAGGCACTATCATAATCTCCACCACCTCCAGTTAAAGCATTTGCACCTATTGCGGTTTTTAACAAACCAGCAGTTAATAATTTAATAGAATTCCAACCAATTGCTGTATTATAAGTGCCAGTCGAATTAGTTAGTAAAGCATCCAGACCAAAAGCAGTGTTAGTGACGGCACCTCCACCACCTCTTCCTACAGTTAATTCATAGATCAACATGTCATCACCAACTACATCAAGTTTCTTTCTGGGAGAGATTGTATTAATACCTACATTAACAGCATCTGCACCAGTTCCACCAAGAACAAGACTGTTTGAAGCCCCAACTCTTGAATTATATCCAATTGCTGTAGCATTTGTTAAGACTGTAGTGACCAGCACTGAGCTATCTATACCAGCATTTGCACCTAAGAATGTTGAATTTGTATCTTCATAAACATATCTACCAGAATAGCCAGCATAGGTTCCTATAGCTGTATTATAATCACCAAACCTATTATAAGCAAGTGATGCTACACCAATAGCTGTGTTATATTCACCACTAATCAAAGAGACTGTTCCAGTAGCTCCAGAACCATCTCCAGTTATTGTAACAGTTACACCACTTGGCTCTATTGAATAACCAGAACCGGGATTTGTAATAGTGATGCTTACAACCGACCCAGCTGATAACACTGCCGTTCCTGTCGCAAGGGTGGAAACAGTGCCGGGAGTGTTTGCCTCAGGAGAAGAAAATGTCACTGTAGCTGTTGTATATCCACTTCCACCATTAGTTATTGTAACTGACCCAACCCCGCTTGTATTTCTTAATAAAGAAAAATAACCAACCCCTGTATTTCCCACACCCTGCTTATTACCACGAAGAGAGTTGCTACCTACAGCAGTCATGTACTTACCATTCCTATTAACCTCACCCGCAAAGCATCCTACAGCAGTGTTATGACTACCAATAGTTTGATAGAATAAGCTTGATTGTCCAACAGCTACATTTCTTGATTGATATGATTCTGTTGGGTCTCCACCAGTTTGATTCCTCATTGACCAGTTGCCGATTGCAACATCCTCACCAGAAGAAGTTAAATTTTGAAGAGCAAAAGAACCAATAGCTACAAAATTACCAAGCCTGTTTGTCCAAGCTTCGGCAGCTTTATAACCAAAGGCAGTGGCCCCACCATTACTGGTTTCAGTGTAAGGCCATCCCGAATAACCAATAAATCCAGCTCTTTCGTTATTCACCTTTATTTGGAGAGCCTGACCATCAGTGGTTCCTATAAAATTAGTGGATGCATCTGTGCCTGCATTACCATCTATCTTCCAGAATAATTGGTTTGTATCACTCCAAATAGGTGGTGTATTCACTCCATTACTTAATAAAACATAACCAGCTATTCCAGCATCTCTATCTGGCATGAATGCTCCATCAAATTCTATTGTACCATATCTCCCATCAAGTGATATTTTATTTCCGCCCCCAATATCATTAATATCTAAATGCCCTCCATAAGGAGAATTAACATCTAGTACAATTACATCTGCTACACCTTCTAACACTCTTATTCCTACAGTAGTTGTATTTCCTAATGTTGTCACTTGTTGTAGTGTTCCAACATTTCCACTTCCTATTATATTAGAAATATTTATTATAATTTCTTCTAAATTGTCATAGGTGTATGTATCTATAGGTGGCAGGTTAGGACCTCTATAAATAACACATTTAGCATTAATTTTAGACTTACATGCCCCGGTGGAACAAGAAATAGGTTGACAGTTAGACATTATGCAAAAATAATGTAATAATTTTAATTAATAAAGATAAGAGATTGATTTTAAAGCTATTAGAGCTATTGTCGTCTAGACTCCGTTGATATAGAAATGCCGAGGTCTTTAGCTGTTTCAGCATCAATAAGAGGAACAAATGTCTTAAAGAATTGGTTTGCAATAGGAATCATAGAGAAAAAGTCCTTTGTAGGATGAGCATTTTCCGCCTGCTGCTCGTTCCCAAATATGATGGCATTTGCCTCCCTTCTAAAGGAATTAGTGAATTTTATACCATCTGTGAGGAGCCCAAGAGATGGCATCCAGCTTCCTGTTGTAATTTGCTGGAGAGAAAGAGGATTATAATAGAATGAGATTTCATCTGTAAGCTTATCAAGCATTCTCACCGACACCCTGTAGAAATTCTTGGTTTCATCATCATCTGGCACCCCAGCTCCTTTTAGAGCCATAAAACCAGATAGAAGAGTAAGCAGCACTCCTATTTCTTTAGCCTGTTGTGTGATGGCCCTTCTGGTCATATCGTAGAATTCCTCAGGAGTCATTTCTAGGTCATTCCCTGTCCTTTCTTTATAGGTTTGAGCTGTATGCAAGTAATATTTTTCAAGGGCTGCAATGCCGTCAGAATTGCCTGCAACCATATCCCTTAAAGTTTTAATGCCCTGTGGTATGCCCTTAAACCAATGACCATCTCCGTCAAATAGAATGTTCCATACCATTCTGGTTCTCCCCATCTCGTATTGGTTAGTGTCTACATTCTTCTGTAGGCCACCAAACCTATTTGTAGCTAAAGGTGGAATCCAGCGCTTAAACATCATTACGCTCTTTAAGAGGATATTTCTATCAGCATCTATTTTATTTTCCCCTAAAGGGAAAAGATGGTAATGCATATAGTTTTAGTTTTGTTAATGGTAAGCTGGGAGAAATATACAAGAGAATAGAGTCCCAAGGAAAGTTTGGAAGAGCTATAAATCATGAAATATTAGAAAATGAGGACGAGCAAATTGCTGCTAATATTGCCTTAAACGAATTTAAAAAAGACAGGGCCAGAATAAAAAAGGCAGTAGAAGTTTTATTAATAAAAGTATTAAGATATAGTTCTGAAAAGACTGAAAAACAGCTTAGTGAAGATATTGAGTCTCAGATTAGAGAGGAAGATATATCAAGCGCTATGGAACAATTTTCACCAAATGATATAATTGATTTTGGGGTGGAAGAGATGATTAAAAACACTCTTATTTATAATAATATAATAGACGAAGATAATCATCTTTCTAAGGAATTTGGTGTAAGCTCAGATGAACTCTTATCTGCCTCTAATAACGAAGCTTATAGAGATTTAAAAGCTAAGAAAGACCTCATTACTAAAATAATTAACAATAAAGAAGCTTATAATACGGATTTAGACCAGTGGGAAACTGGAGACGATGACATACTAGCCCCTATGCCGGGATGGTGGGTAAATGCTGTCACTGTAGCAGCAAGAGGAACACTATTTTCTGAAATAAAAGGC